CATAGAAGATGTACAAGTTCTAATAGGTTTATTTAGCAAGTGGTCTAAATACTAAATCAAATGTTTTCAGGACAATTAGTCAAGACAGACGGGAAACTAGTCTATACTGACAATAAGGACAAGCTCCTCTATCAGCTATTTATAGATAAGTTGATGGACGGGGAAGAAGTTGAGATATTTATAAGTGTAAAGGGTCAAAAAGCTTCAGCAGCACAAATCTCTAAGATACATACATGTATCAGAGTAATTGCTATGGATCTTGGGTATTCATTTGAGGACTTAAAAGTCCTTGTAAAAGAAAAAGCTGGACTGTGCTATACAGTAGAAGATGAACAAAGTATTAAAGTAGTATGCAAATCATTTGCAGACTGTAATATTACTGAGATGTCTTTAGCTATTGAAGCGTGTAATCAGATTGCAGAAGAACAAGGTATTAAACTTGGGTAGGAGGAACATAACCTTCATCAGTAGGCTCAAGCACCTCTTTTTCTTCATAAAGATTTTCTTCTGTAGCAACTCTTTCAATTTCAGTTAATGCAATCATGATTGTATAAAAGCATTGCTCAAATTCAGTCATTTCATTGTATTCACTTTTCATAATCTTCTGAAGTATATCTTCTTTATTAGATTCTTCAGGAATATTTTTGAATAAGTAAAAAAGAGTTCCTTTCAACATGAAATAATAGTTCTTGTTGATTTTAATGCTTACAAGAGCATCATCTTTAAGTTCTTTTATTTTAACTGCCATGAAACAAATATAATAATTATGAGTAACAAATTAGATATTGAAGAGATAAAAGATAAGATCAGTGCTAAGCTTGAACCATCTGGTTGGGCTAGAGTACTGCGGGGTTTTATATACAGCAAAGAGTTTGAAGACATAGTATCTACATTAGCTAAACAATCTAGAGATGGTAAGAGATTTACTCCTACTATGAAGAACTGGTTTAGAGCTTTTGAGGAGTGTCCGTATAGTGAACTCAAAGTAGTAATGGTTGGTCAGGATCCATATCCTGGTCTGAATCAGGCTGACGGAATAGCATTTAGTCTTAGTGAAGCTCAAGAGATGCAACCAAGTCTAACATTTATGCTAGAAGAGATAAACAGAACTGTTTATAATGGTGTCAATGCTTCTCGTGCTATGGATTTAAAACGCTGGTCTAATCAAGGTGTGCTACTACTTAATACTGCTTTGACAACTAATGTAGGTAAGATTGGTCAACATTATCTTATATGGAGACCGTTTATGGCTTATCTGTTTGACTATTTAACATGGAATAACAATGGATTAGTCTATATCTACATGGGTAAGAAAGCAGAAGAATGGGCAGATGCTGTAAATGATAATAACTATAAGTTATTCACAACGCATCCAGCAAGCGCAAGTTATAATAACTTAGCGCAATGGGATTCTAATGGAGCATTTGTCAAGACTGCTGAGATTCTAAAACAGAATTACAAATTTGATATTGAGTGGTAATATGGATGAAATCTTTAATAAGATCATAAAAGAAGGTTTAACACCAAATGCGGTTTATATCCTTTATGCATATAAATCTAATGTTATACCTAACAAAATTGTAAATTCTTCAATTGAAGTAGCAAGATTAACATCTGAAGAATGGTTAGTAAATAACCAGTTGACTACAAAAAGTATTGAGCTTTTAAAAGAGCTTGATGTTTACTTTAAGTCAAGTAAAAAGAAAACATCAAAACAAGTTATGGGTGATGATTTCTTGACAAAAATTGATGAATATTTAGAAATTTTTCCTAAATTTAAACTACCAAGTGGTAAATATGCTAGATCTGATAAGAAGAATTTAGAGAATAACTTTAGATGGTTCTTTGAGGTAAACAGCTATGATTGGGATACAGTCATCAATGCTACAAAAATGTATGTTGATGAATTTGAAAGACAAGGATATAAGTATATGAGAACTTCTCAATACTTTATCCGTAAGCTTAATCCAGCTGAGAAAACATTTGAGTCTGAGTTAGCAAATTACTGTGAGGTATATATGAATGGAGATACTGATTACAATGATGATGGTTATTTTAAAGAAAAAGTAGTATGATTGATAAGAGAAAATTGAAGTTATTGGGAGTAGCAATTCTAGGAAGTGTAATTGGTTATACAGTGATATCATTGTTTATATTACCTGTTACAATTCTGCAATATATAGCTATTGAAGCTATAATAAGTATTTTACACTTGATGTATAATACTGCAAAATCTGCTGATTAAGCAAATCAATTTTTATGGATAATAATAAAAAGGAGACTTCAAAAAAATGGAGTAGTCAAAGAGACGGCTTTAAACAATCTTTGGAATACCTACAAGGTAGGATGAATGGACAGATAAAAAGTCTTAAGACTCCTTGGGCAAAGTTTAATGATGCTACTACTGATGGTATAGAGTGGAATACTCTTACTGTTATTGGTGGCAGACCAGCTAGTGGTAAAACACTTATTGCAGAACAGATAGTAAGGGAATCTTTCCCACTCAACCCAGGTGAGAATTTTAGGGTTCTGCAATTCCAGTTTGAAATGCTAGCAAGAACATCTGCAATACGTGAGTATTCCAGTGTAATAGGAAGATCATATAAGTACTTGTGTAGTGCTGATGGAAAGCTTTCTGAATCTGATTTATTAAAATGTTATGATTACGCAAAGACCAAAGTGAAATATCCCATAGATGTAGTAGAGAAGCCTTGTACCATAGAAGAGTTCAAGCAAATTATAGGGGAGTATATGATGGAACATGCAACTTATGATTCTGAAAACAACATGATTTTACCAAAAGTACTGATTACTATTGATCACTCTTTATTATTTAAGAAAGCAGCATTTGAGAAAGATAAGCATGACATGCTTAATAATCTTGGTGAAGCTTTAACACTAATGAAAAGGCAGTTTCCTATATCTTTTATTGTGCTGAGTCAGCTCAATAGAAATATAGATAACCCTGACAGAAGTGAAGAGGGTAAATATGGTAACTATGTACTTGAGTCTGATTTATTTGGAGCTGATGCTCTGTTACAGCATGCTGATACTGTTATAGGTATCAATAGACCTGCTAAGCAGAAGATTAGATTCTATGGACCAGACAGATATGTAATTGAAGATGACAGAGTTATTGTATTACACTTTCTGAAATGTAGAAATGGTGACACAAGACTAAGCTTCTTCAAAGCTGAGTTTGAAAAGATGAGGCTAATAGAAATGATTACTCCTCCACAGCAGGAGAAAAGATTATCAACAAAACAATAAAGTATGAGTTTATCAACAAAACCAACAGTGAACAGACAAGAAAAAACTGAAGAGTTATTGCAGCATCACACTTGGAAATTTAAGATGATTCAAGAAGAAAACCCTTTATTTATCCCTAAGTGTGCTTATATACCTAAAGGTATGAGTGAGCAACACATTGGCTTCTTTCAAAGTGAAGTCAAGAAAGGTATGGATATTTATACGGAGTTTACTAGTATTGATTTAGATCCTGAAGATCCAAAGAGAGTTCTTTACAAATGGAGATTTAATCCTCATTATGAAGAAGAGTATGCAAAGACTGAGCCAGCTGCTAATGGGCATTACAGATATCTTGTTCCTGTTTCAGAGCTTATGAAAATTGAGTTTGAGCAAGAAACACCTACTCAGAACTCTTTATTCCCAAACTTTGATGCAATTATTGATCCTGACCAGGATGCACCATTAAACAATATCACTTTACGTGATCTTGCAGCAATTATCTTACAGAAACCTGTAAGTCAAAAGCAGTGGTTAAATGAAATAATTAAATCTAAGTAATCATGGGAATAGTATTGCCAACAACAAAAGTGGCTCCGAGTCATCAGAGTCCTAAGAATCTTATTATCTTTTCTAAGCCTAAAATTGGTAAGACAAGTTTATTGAGTACACTTGATAACTGTCTTATACTAGATTTAGAAGGAGGTACTAAGTATCTTAATGCAATGAAGGTAGATGCCAAAACATTTGAGGATATCAAAGAGATTGGTAAGGCTATCAAAGATGCCGGGTATCCGTATAAGTATATTGCAGTAGATACAATTACTGCTTTAGAAGAAATGATTATTCCATATGCTGAGATGCTGTATTCTAAGTCACCAATGGGTAAAAATTGGTTTACTTCAGAAACAGGAGGTAAAGCTAAGTATGGAAATATTCTTGGTTTACCTGAAGGTGCTGGTTATTTCTGGACTAGACAAGCATTTACAAAAGTCATTGAGTACATTCTAACATGGGCTCCATATGTGATCTTTGTTGGTCACGTAAAAGATACTCAGTTAGAAAAAGCAGGAGGTACATTCTCATCTATGGATTTGGATTTAACTGGTAAGCTGAAAAGAATTACAACTTCTAATTCAGATGCTATTGGTTATCTCCATAGAAAAGGTGATAAGAATGTCCTTAGTTTTAGAACTAATGATGATGTAGCTTGTGGTGCAAGACCAGAGCACTTAAGAAATCAAGAAATAGTGATTTCAGAAATTGATGAGAACGGTGAGTATAAAACTTACTGGGACAAAGTATTCGTAGATTAATAACAAATAAAACAAAGAAAGATGGCTTTAAGCACAGCAGGTTTAGGAAAAGAAGGTGGTTCAGGACTACCTAAAACAATTGCACCAGGTAACTATACACTAAAGATTAATAGTGTTTATCTTGATGATTTTAAATTCATTGAGGGTGCAAAGCATTTAATGCTGAATGTTGAGACTGATCCTATTGATGGATTTGAGGGTTTTATGATTGATAAAGATGATGAATCAAAAGGTCATTATGCCGGTCAAATTGGAAGAGTAAAAGCAAATCAATATGCTTTTGCAGATGGGAAAACAAAAACAGGAAGAGTAATAGAAAGAGATAATTCTATTCTTACGTTTTTACATACTCTATGTAAGACATTAGATATGAATGATTGGTTTCTTGCACAAGATAATAAGCATGATACAATTGAAGAATTTGTAGAAGCATTCAATAATGATGCTCCTTTCAAAGACAGATATTTTGATGCTTGTGTTGCAGGTAAAGAATATGAAGGTAAGTCTGGTTATACAAACTATGACTTATGGCTTCCTAAAGGTAGTAAAGATGGCTATGCTATTACTGCTCAGGGAGGTAAAACTCTTCAATATAATGAAGCTGA